ACCCGATGAGGAGATAACCCCGCGAGAAGACAAATGATTCCAAAGTGGCAATAATACTGAAAATCCTCGTGTCGGCGGTTCGATTCCGTCCCTGGGCACCAATAAAAACAAGGGGTTATGGGTGTTTCCCATAGCCTCTTTTTTTATGCCATCTCACTACATCCCACTACACCTTTCAGACGGTATAAATCACTTCCCCGCCAAGGGCGGCTAAAGGGGCCGGGCCGGTGACGGTGACGGTGCGGCCGTCGGTGTGCAAAGTGAGTCGGGCCCCGGGCTGGTAGGTGGTGCCGGCGGTTTTTACGGCTTCGCGGATCTCGCCGTTGCTGGTGCGCACCCGGACGGTGTCGGTTTTGTCCTGGACGACTGTGCCTGTCAAGATATTGGTCTGGTCGATGGTGAGGCGCTGGCGCAGTTTTTTTAGACTCATGCTGGCCTCCGATGATTGTAGAGTCCGCGGATGTAATTAATCGTGCACCAGAGGCTGAGGGCAAAAATCCCCCACAAACCGGCTTTGGCGGTGGAGTAGAGCCGAAAGGGCTGGGCGCAGAGGCCGAGGGCGAACCCTAGGCGGTGGCGCTTGGCGGCCAGGGTGTAGATGGAGCTGCCGGTAAACAGCGGAATGGCGAGCTGCGCGAGGTCCATTACCATATCTGTTCGTAGTAGGCGGCTTGCAGGTCAAAAGAGATGTCCTCGTCGCTGTCGTCGATAGTGCGCTGCGCGGCGAGGATCTCGCATTTTTGCGCGGTCATGCCGAGGGCGTTGCAGGTGATGGTGACGATGGAGCCGGGGCGCAGATCGCGGGTCTGCAGTCCGCCGGAGTCGGTGGCGAGGACACGGACGCCCACCTTGTGTTTGTGATAAGTGGTTTCGTCGATCTTGACGCGGCCGACCTCTCTGGCCTGGGCTTCGGTGACGATCAGCGGGCTGGTGTGGGTGTCGAGCCAGACAACGTTGACGCCGTCGACAATTTCGTCACTTTCGGCGAGGGACAGGCCGATATTTCGCTTGCAGACGACGTTGGGCGGCGAGGCGTCGGAGGCGGTGAGCGCCGGCGCGCCGGCAGTGGTGAACACCCAGGTCCGCGAAACCGTGTTGCCGTCGCTGTCGGTGCCGGAGAGCCCGATGGTCACGCGCTCGTTGTAGCCGGAATTGCCTGCCGGGATGTAGGTGACGGCAAAACCGTTCGTGACGGCGGCAACGGTGGGGGTCTGGCTGACGCCGTTGACGGTGAGAGCAACAGTGCCGGTCTCAATGCCTCCGAGGGTATCGGTGATTTCGGTATAAAGGGTCCAGTCGCGGCGCACGCCGGTGGCGTTGGCGGCGGGGCTGATTTCGGCGACCAGGCGGTAACGGACGAGGGCGGTGTCGTGGATGGCGGCGGTGAGAGCCTCGTCGGCCCAAACGGCCAGGGTGTCGCCGTCGACGGTGGTTTTGTTGGTTCCGGTGGCGAGGTCGAGCACCCCGAAGCGGCCCCCGTCCTCGTCGGCGGTGCCGTAGGCGAGCAGGCCCACGGCCTTGGTGGCCCCCGTTCCCAGGTGAATAGCGCGCGTGTCCACCACGGAGCCCAGCTCAGTCGTCAGCACGGCGCCCTCATCCAGCAGGGCCGTCATCTCATCACTGGTCAAAATACGATTATAAAACCGGACCTCGTCGATTTTGCCGGGGTAAGGCGTGATGGTTCCGGCCGGGGCCTTGTAGGCGGCCATCATATACCCGCCGGTTTGTGCCCCATAGGCGATTGCGCCGGTCCGGGCCACATTTACGCATTCGGAGATCCCGGTTGCCGGTGTCCCGCGATACGCTTTAAAGGCGGCCCCGTCATAGGACCAGATCAGGAGCTCTCCGGCGGCTACGGGCCCGCCGGTGCATGTGTGCCCTGAATAGCCATTGTCGGCGGTTTTTATCCTGAAAGTGGGGTTATAACTGACGTCCAGACCAAAACTTACCGGAACATCTCCGCTAGCGCAAACGACATGCGAAAGAGCCATTCCGGGCCAGACCCGGGCGCAGATGGTCAGGGGATAAGCGACCTTCAGCGCGTCCGGCAGGGTGGCATAATTGGTGCTGCCGTCGAATCGCAGAGCGTTGCCCAAGGTGCCGGTTTCGACAGTCGGCGTACCGGTGATGGTCCCGTTATTGTTGCCGGTCACATCGGTCAGGGTCGCCCCGGCCGTTTCCATGCGGTAATGCGCCAGGGGACTGGACGGCGGCAGGGCATAGGCGGACGGTAGCAGGGTGATGCCACCGGCGGTGCCGATGACAAGATCCCCGGCGAAATCCAGAGTCTGCACGGTATCGGAAAGCAGCGCCGGGGCGGTCAGGGACGTGAGCACCATGGCGGCGGAAGCGTCCCAGTCTACCGAGGGTCTATCGAGCATGTGAAAACCTGCGGCGACGGCGTAGGCGATGCGGGTCGCATCGATGGCGCAGGCGCCGGGCAAACTGCCGATGACGGCACGGGTAACTGCCCCTGGCAGGATAAAATCGACCCCGCTGGCCGTGATTACCAGCAAGGCGCTATCGCGACCGGCCAGGCCCAGCACGTTGTTTGATTGGAGATTCGGCGTCGTTGTGGCGGTGAGCGCCTGAAACAGGCGGTGGCTGCTGGCCCCGGAAATGCTGAAAGGCAGGAACCACACGCCCAAGGAGGTGCCGAGCCAGATACCGGCATCGTTGATTGCGCCGCAGGTCACCCCGGAAAGCGCGGCCCAGGCAACGCGGGTCCAGTCGTTTTGCCGGTAGACGTCAACGCCTGCGGCGCTGAAAATATAAATCAGTCCGGCGCGCGCGGCGAAGCCCTTGACGGTGCTACTTTGCAGGTCCATTGGTTATCTCCGATAGGGGAAACGGGCGTTAAGTTTGGTCTGGCGCCGGCGACATCCGCAATCCTTGCCCGTGACCCGGGTGTAAAGATGGGCCAAACGATCCAGCCCGGTGGCGCGGGTGATGAGCGCAATCGTGTCCCCCAGGCCGCTGGGCGGCAGCTTGCCGGACCCGGCCGTGTGGCGGACGAACAGAGCCATAAACGGTGTTCCTGCAGCGAGCTCGGCAGAGTGGGTCTGCCGTACGTCCATTATTGCGGCCAAAATGCGCAGGCTGGGCGAGGGATAGTCCGCGTGTCGGCGGAGATGCTCTGCGACCGTCGCGGGGGGGTTGTTGTGCAGCAGATTAATGATTTCCTCCACGCCGTAGTTCATGGGCATCTCCATTCTTCGACCCATCTCCCGACGACGCAGGACACGCAGCCATAGGCTTCCGGGTCCCCGGCGCCGCCGCCGCAGGGGTTGTTGCAGGGGTTTGATCCATCCAGAGGGGTCAGGTCGCATGACGGGCTGGTGTCGAGAGCCCCTTGAGTACGGCAGCGGATGTTGTCCGTGTAGCGGTATCCCCCGACTGTATAGCTGTAACCGTTGAGAATACGCGACAAACCCAAGCAGTAACAGTCGCGCCCGCCGCTGTAGCTGCCGGTATTGTTTGCAGTGCATTCAAACCTCACGTTCGCGGGGCACGCACCGGGGGTGTTAGGCGTCAGACAACACCAGATGCCCCCTGTGTTGCGCACGTCGCGGGTTGCCATCCTTCCGCAGGCATCGGTGACGGTGATCGTTCCCCATGCCGGTGAACCGGGAGATCCGCAGCTGCTGAGGGCGGTGATCCGCCACTTCAGCGCCGAGATCTGCGAGACCGATCCCTTGGAGTACGATACCGAATAAGGCGGGATGCCGCCGGAGACCTGGATCAGCGTGCCGGTGTCCGGGTGGCCCGTGACGACGCTGCCGGCGGAGGGGCTGACGATGCCGGGCGCACCGGCCACCTCACAGGGATCATCGACCGGCTGTTCCTCTTCTTCCTCTGTCCCCTTATCGCAGACGACGATTTTTCCGTCTGACGGCTCGGGCCCTTCATCGCAGACGACGATTTTTCCGTCTGAAGGCTCGGGCCCTTCATCACAGACGACGATCTGCCCCTCAGTCGGTGTCGTCACGGCACACCTCATAGGTCAGATCGCTGCCGAGGTTGCCGTCCTGGCGGGACTCGCTGCCAGCCGGGGCAATGGTAAAAGAATACGACTTGCCGTTGATAATGGCTTCGTTTGATCCTTCCACCCCGCAGTTAAAACCGAACCACCCTTCGGCGTTGGTGTAATAGGTTTCTCCACACACCTGCACGGGCAGGTTGGGCAGCGGCTCACCTTCACAGCCGACCACCTGGCGACGGCCGGTGATTGAGCCGTCGGCTTCGTTGCCATCCTTGGGTACTTGACTGCAGATTTTCTTTTTCCCGTCTATTTCCTTGCGGTACTCGCCTCTTTCAAGACCTTCCCAGCTCCATCCTTCGCTTGATTCCCCGTCTTCATAATAATAATTGGCGGGGTCCTGCTCAGATTCGAGGGGGTGGTCGACAACCTCGAGTCCAACCATGGCGTAGTAGGGGCCGGCAACCACCCGCACATTAAATTTGGCCACGCTTCCGGCGGTGAGGGTCACGGTTGCCTCTCCGCTGGAGGTATTGGCGGATGCGGCGGAGAGACTAGCGCCATTGGTGCGGCCCACCAGGGTAAAAAGGACTTTGGTGCCGTCTGAGACGTTGGCACCGTCGGCTTGCTTGACGATGGCCTTGATGGTGCTCTGATGATCGGCGGCGGGGATGACTTCCCGGCCATAGTAGGTCACGTTCGCATAATCGCCCACGGCACCGGCCGTTTGGATGTAAATCTTGTAAAGCTCCTCATCGATATCATTTTCCCATCGAACGATGATTGCATAACCGGGGCTGCCAACGCTGGAAACTCCACTAACCAGATTTTCGACAGCGACATATTTTTTTCCATCGGGGTCGGCGGCAATCTGGGTGAGTTCTTGATAGAGGGTATCCCGCATTTTGGCCGGCTGCTGGGCGCGTATCACGGCGGGTTCGGCGCCAGCTTTGAGAGAGCCGATGGATGAGCCGAGCAGGGAGAGCACAGCGCGGCCTTCCTGCCCCAGGGCGCCGGCGATGATGTAAACCAGGCCGACGGTAGTACCCGCCCCGACGGTGGTTTTCGCAAAGCCGTCGGCCGCGCAGAGGCTGGTGGAGGGCGACAGGTTGACGGAGGCGCTGGCCTCATATTCGTCATAATCTATGACCACGGCGGTGCCGGTGGGGCCGGGGCTGATGCCGAGGGTGATGGCGGTGGTGTTGGGTGTGGCCGAGCCGCCGGTGTAAAAGTTGGTGCCGGTGCGGTTGGTGTCGGAGGAGCGATAAACGCCCTGGATGCTGCCGATCGGCTGGGTGGTGGAGACGGCCAGGGTGCCGGTGGTGTTGTGGGCCTCTCCTATGATTTCGTTGGTGACCAGGGCGCTGGACCAGGACACCTGCTCGGCCTGGGTGTAACTGACGATAAACAACTGGGTGGCCTGGGTCGGCACGGTGATGATCGAGGCGGTGACGGTGCTCGGCGTAATTTTGGTGCCCTTGACTGGCGCTTCCTGTGTGCCGGAGTTGAGCCAGACTCCTTGCACGCTGAAACAGCCGGAAACGGGAATTTCGGTATAGCTGCCGGCGGTGATGGCTTCATCACACAGCGCCTTGTGCTGCACCGGACGGCCGGTAGAGTCAAACACCTGGGCACGGGCGGTGGCTATGGCTTCGCCGTCGGCGTCGATGGCGCCGGGGATGACCTGCACTTTGATAACGGGCAGGGTCGGGCGGGTGTAATCGATGACTTCGCCCTGCACGCGGATGGCGTTGGCGGGGTCGTCTACCCGGTCGAAATCGTAATTGAGGGACAAGGCATTAGTGTAGGCCCGGGTGGCGCTTTCGGTGAGGGCACGGCTCGGACGGTCGTAGACTTCGAGGCTGAGGCCGTCGGCGGTGGTGCGGACACAGGCGGCGCAGGCTTCGGCGATCTCGTTGATGATGTCGCGCCGGCGCTTTTTGCTGACGGTGTAACGCCCGCCGGGGATGGTCGGGTCAAGTGTGGCCTGCCAGATGACGCCGATCGTGGCGCCGGTCTGGTTGGTGATATCCTGGTGCGCGACCTGGGCGGCCAGGGAGCTGGCGGCCATGTCCATCGGCCAGTCATGGGAGACGGGGCGCCAGTTGTCGAGCACCCCGGCGTAGGCCCGGCCGGAGACGGTGGGGTAACGGTGGTTTTTGACCACGTTGCCGGATTGTTTTTCGAGCAGATAATACGTGATCAGATCGCCGTCGGTGACGCGGATGCGCGCTCGGCTCCGGTTGAGTTGCGGGTTGAGCAAGGTGACGAATTCGGCGTCGACATCGGCGGCGAAGGTGAGGGCGACCGTGGGGATCACCTGTGACTCTCCGCTGGTGCCGTCGGTGCAGGAGCGGAGCTTTTCGGTGACGTCCTGCCAGGCGAGGGCGGCGTCTTCGATTTCGACCTTGAAGTCGGAGGGGATCATTCAGTGCGCTCCGCATCGGAGAGATTGCGCTCCAGGTCGCTGATATTCCCGCCGAAGTTGCTGCCTCTGAAATCGCTTAGCTCCTGCTGGGCGGCTTTGGCGCGCTTGAGAGCGCGGATATAAATTTCGACTTCATTCACGGCGACTCCAAGATTTTCCTTGGCCGAGTCCCGGATTGCTTTTTGACCATCCACCAACTCGGTGACGCCCTTGATGGCACCTTCGAAGCCAGCGTTTATCCCGGCGATGGTTGACTTGACCTCTTCATTAAATTTTTCGACGCTGTCAACAGTCTTCGTAAATATTAGCTCTGCTTCTTTGGCTTCTGCTTTGAGTTTTTCTTTGTTCCCCGCGCCTGATTGTATATCGCGGCGGATCATATCCTGTTCTGCATCAGTATTCACGCCCGGGATGCGGCCCAGCGCCCGGGTCATCCCCAGCACCATGCCCCGCATGTCCTGAATGAAATTAAACGACCAAAGGCGGGCTTCGGCGATGACCCACTTGAGGCCGTCGATAATGTCGCGCCACCCTCCAATGGCCATGATGATCTTTTCGACAACCTGCAGCATGAAGCTGAAAATGGCCGGTAATGCCTTGACGAAGGTGTTCAAAGCCGAAACGACGAGCTCTCCGGCGCGTTCGGCGAACTTGGCGAACTGTCCGCTCTTTTTCCATTCGTTGATTTGATCAAGAACACCCTTGATATAGGTCTTGATGGCATCGAAAGGCCCGGAATCCATGACGGCGGCACGGAAGGAGAACCAGGCGTCCTTGAGCATGGACACCATACCGTCCCAGGTGCCAGCCATGCGATCGGTGGCGCCCCGGAAACGGCTGCCTGAATCGGTCCAGGCTTCCATGAGCTTTTTCCGGGTTTCTTCGGCGGAGTAACTGACCCCGGAGGTAAAGCCGAGCATGGCCAGCACACCCCGCTCGCGGAACAGATCGGCGGAGGCGGCGCCGGCGGAGAGCATGCGACTGACCTGCTCGGTGGCGGTCTGGATATCCAGTCCCGCCGTGGCGGCCAGGTCACCGATCAGCGGCATCCATTCCGTGATTTCGTCCACCCCGCCGGAGAGGATACCCGAGAGTTGGGTGGCTGAAGCCATGATCTGCTCGTATTCAAAAGGCACACGCCCGGCATACTCGGCCATTTCTTTCAGCAGCCGGTTGCCCTCGGAGACGGAACCGAGAAGGCCTTGCATCCGCAGCTTGTAGTTTTCGGTCTGTTTTGCGGCGTCGAGGAAAGATCCGGCCAACTTGGCGATACCCAAGCTGGACAGGCCGAGGGCAATGATGCCGGTGGGGCTGAAAATCTTCCCCGCCAGGGAACCGATGCCGGACAGACCCTTTTTTACCTGGCTGAAAATCCCCTTGGCCTGGTTTTTAGCGCTGATAATCAGCGATATTTTTTTATTTTTGGCCATGGGTTGCTTCCCGATAGGCTTTTTTCCACACGCTTATAAAAAAGCGCGGGTGTCTGGCCAGGTAGTAGAGGCCATTAAAAAACAGTCGCAAGGGCGAGACCTTTCAGGCTATGGGAGGTATGGGAAGCATGGGACTTATGGGAAGCCTTTTTTAAAAGAAGCCGATCGCGATGCCGCCAGTAACGGTCAGCGGATCGTCCCACGAGAAATCACCATCGTCGTCGCCGATGCTGGGGCCTTCGCGCTGCACGTCTTCGACCAGCAGGTGGAGGATGTTGCCGGCTACGGTGCCTTTGGTCATTTCGATGTCGGCCAGGCTACCGGCAAAAAATGCGGTGAAGGCGGCGTCGTCCTCGACCCAGGGCGACAATTTGCAGGTGGCGTCAAATTTGCTCGAAAAGGGCAGATCGCTGATACCTGTGGAATTGATCCCGCCCCGCTCGCGGCGGGTCATGAGGGACAGTTCCATGCTTTTCATGTTCAGGGCGGAACTGTCGAGCAGCAGGTTGCAACTGGTGCCGATGAGCGGGTCGGTGTCGTCAAAGGTCGGGGTCAGGCCGTCGGTGGCTGCGCTTTCGTCGCAGGTGATGGAGCGCAAAGCGAAGGTGCCCTTGATGACTTCTTTTTCAGTGACTCCGATATCGAGCTTTTCGACGCAGGCGTCGGTGCAGAGCAGCTTGACGCCGTCGAGGAACTGTTCGAGGGTCAGATAGCTTTCCGTTTCGCTGCCGAGGTGATGGTAGGTGACTCCCGCGGCAATGACGGCTTCGTCGGCAGGCGCTCCGGAGAAAGCCCGGTGGACGGTGTAGGTGTAGGGGCCTTCGCCGGTTTTGGTGGCCACGCGGCGGACCTCAAAGCTGCTGCCGATGGCGACACGGATCAGTTGGCCGGCAGTGAGATCGAGGGCGCTGTCAAATTCGGTGGTGCTGGCGGCGGCGTCGGCGACGGTGCCGGCGACGTTGACGGTGGCGGTGCCGAGCAGGGTTTCGAGGAGCGGGCCGAATTCGGGTTGAGTGCCGGCGGTGCCGCTGCCGCGCAGTTCCAGGTTGAGGGGGCCTTCGCCCCAGCGGCCGCCGACGGCTTTTTTGCTCGGCCAGCGGCCGCCCCGCACCAGACCGCGATCGATGAGGTTGCCCTTGGGCTGGACAAAGGTGCTCTCCATGAGCACATCGACGGCGTTATCTCCGGCGACGGTGGCGGCGGAGCCTTTGGCTGTCTGCATTTTGGCGTAGACGGTGGTGTTGCTCTTGCGGTAGATGGCCATGGTGGATCTCCTCTAAATTGCCCACGGGGCGGTGCGGTACATGATGGATAAATTGAGCTGGGCACCGGCGAAGAGGCATTCATGTTCTTCGACGGCGAACTGGACGCCGGTGGCGGTGGTATCGACAGCCAGGGTGGACCATTGGGGGTCGGTGCCGATGGCGCGCAGCACGTCTCCGACCAGCTCGCGGACCACTGCCGGAGCGGTGGCGCCCTTGGCGAGTAGCTCAACTTCAAGCTGCAGGGTGTGGTCGAGCCGTCCGGACACTCCGGCGTCTTCGATTTGCCCGCCCGGGTCGGTGACGATGGCGGCGGGCAATTGGCTGGCGCTCAGGTTGAGTGCCGGCCATTCGAAAACGTTGTTTGTCAGGGTGGCGCTGTAGCCACCGGCTACGGTGATGGTTTTTAGCCGGGTGATCACGGCGGTGACGATCTGCTGGCGGAGGGTCATGATTGCCTCAGGGTGAGTTCACTGCCGCCCATGCCGTCGTCTTTGCGTCCACTGACGGTGTAGGCGGTGCCCCGCACGGTGACGGCGGTGCCGTGGTCGGTATCGCCTGGCAGATCGGCGGTCTTGCACAGCAGCAT